CAATCAACTTACCCATTATACACTCCTAATATCAATCTGATAAACATTTCCATCGTTTCCTATCAAATTTTTTAAGTATTTGAATCCTATCGTTTTACTAAACTTACTAAGCTTATCATTGTCTATCATTGCGTATAGAGGAGCATTGAGTAGTGATTGAAGCTGGTTTAAATCTTTAATATAATGTTTCTTTATTTCTGCTGACCACTTAAACACATCAGTATGAAGCCAGTATAAGTTACTAAACAACTCCAAGTACATTATATATTCTTGTCTATTTACTACTGGAAACTTATACATCAGGTCTTCATAATGTAGCAAAGGGCATAGTACGGTGGTAGGTTAGCATTAGTGCCTGACGAACCCGCTGTAGAAATAGATACTGATACAGTGTGTGAGTGTGCTCCATTAGCCCGACTTGTTACGTCACCGCCTCCAGTGTCTCCTCCGATAAAAGTTCCACCGCCTCCTGCAGGACCTTGGACAGAGTTTGTTGGAACACCATGAGTGTGTGCTGCAGCAGTATCACTGACTGCTGTGGCTGAGTGTGTGTGGCTGACAAGCGTAGCATCTTTAGAGCCACCAGAAGCGCCTACAGTAACTGTTCCAGCAGAGGCTGATATGGTAGTACTTGTAAACGCATCGCCAGAACTGAGAGTATACGTCCCTGCCCCGCCTGTGCCTGTTCCAAGTGCAGTGATGCTGATGCCAAAGTCAATGCCGGTACCAGTTAAGAACTGACCGACAGCAAGTGTTCCAGAAGCAACCGCTGAAACTCTCAGAACTGTGGAGTTAATAGTCAGAGTTGTACTAGCCAAGGTGTAAGTACCAGTTAAACTTGCAGAAGAACGAGTTTGGCTAGTGTTTACAGTATAAGTACCAATACCGCCAGCAGCACCAGTAAGCTGACTAACAATCGTGGTGTTTGCTGTTACAGAACCGCCTGTTAGTACCTGACCTGCTACAAGAGTACCAGAGGCAACAGCAGTGACAGTCAGTGTAGTGCCGGAAATAGAACCAGTAAACGAAGAAGTAGATCCTGTGTAGGTTAGTGTGTAGGTTCCTGTGCTTCCAGTGCCAGTTCCAAGACCAGTGATCGTAGTAGTGCTAGGTAGGGAAGCATGACCAACAACATCGTTTACAGCCACAGTTCCATGAGTTACACCAGACACTGTTAGAGTTGTACCAGCAATAGAACCAGTTACGGATGCACCAGCAGTACCTGTAGCAGTTGCATCAATAGAACCAGCACCAATAATAAATTTACCACGAAGGTCAGGGGTTGAGTTGGTTCCATCACAAAGCGCCCAGCCAGTAGGAATAGTTGCTTGAGAGCCAGACCAAAGCATGATAAGGCCAGTTGGCAGAGAAGCAGTAATGACGTTCTGCACAAAAGCTGTAGTAGCTAGTTGCGTTGTATTTGTAGAAGCTGCTGCCGTTGGTCCAGCAGGTGTTCCTGAGAATGTAGGACTAGCCGTGTCTGCCTTAGACGAGATAGCAGATGCAATAGCTGTTAACTCAACATCAATTTCAGTACCTTTAATAATCTTACCTGAGTTACCACTAGGAAGACCGTCCTTAGCAGTAAAGTTTGTAGCCTTGATATAGTTACTCATACTATTTTTCCTTGTTTAATGTAGATGTCAATCCGTTGAATTGACAAAGGGTTACCATTAATCTCAGCCTCTAATCCTACCTGCATAATTGGTCCCTTACCACCTACATGGGACTTAAACTTGTCCAGTACAATACCATCAGAGTACTCAGCAATATTATACTCCCCTATATTATACTCGTAAGCAACCGCCGTGTCAAGCTTTTTCGTAACTGCAGAGTAATTTTCATTGTAATCAAAGCCCCACTTAATAGCGATGTTCTGGTTAGAACCGCCAATGAGAACCATTCCTATTTGCTTTAGAATCTTTTCTTTGGTAGGGCTGTCAAAGTCAAAGTAGTTAGTGTAGTACTGGAACCGATAGGTGGCTGTATTGTCTAGGTGTCCAAAGTACTTACCAACATACCCAGCTTTACCTACCAGCAACTCCTTAGCAGCAGTTACACAGAAAGCATGAGGATCTATATTGGTCCAGATAGTAGCCCTAGCTGATCCATCCTGTAGAGGCGCTCTCATATCAAAGCAGTATACCCACTTGGTGGTAGGCAGGGCTAGTAGATAGAAAGCATCTCTGTCATAGTAGATTGACTTGATCTGGATTGCTGTCTCAGAGTCCACATTACTGATTAGGTCATCCCGTACATTCTTGGAGATGTCCCGCATAGGTAAAGACTTCTCTTGGATAACCCGCTGGAGACTACGAACTCCAGAGTCAGACAAGAAGATAATATCTGAACCAGTATTCTGAATAGAGTCTCTAGCGATACAGCCAACATTGGGAATAAAGTCTGCTAAAGCCAGTGTAGTAACATCTATTGGGTTGTTGTAAATAGCGATGTTGTTCCTACCAAAGATAATTAGGAAGCCATTATGTGCTGCTAAACCGATAATTTGGTCATTATTAGGAAACACAGAATTAATAGATAAAGAACCTGAGTCACCACCAGAAAAGTCAGAACCATCTAAGAGTCTGCTAAAATATACAGTCTGCCTGTCACCAACAATATCAGCAACCCAAATACGTCCATAAGCAGCTAATGCACAGTTAGGCTTAAAGTCTGAAGTTGAGTAGCCTGTGGGTAGTGTACCAACATCACCTAACTGTTGAAAACCAAATGAACCAGAGTGCGAATGTGGATTAGCAATGGTAGTTACTGTGCTAGTAAGGGAGTTGCCTGCCGTATAGCCTGTACCAGCAGTCGAGATAGTCACGGTAGCCACACCTGTACCGCTTAGGGTAGCCACAGTCAACTTAGCACCAGAGCCAGTACCGCCAGCCATAGTCAGCACATCACCAATATTGTAACCAGAACCAGCAGCGGTAACAGAGACAGCGGTAATAGCACCGCTGCTTACTGTAGTTACAGAGAAAGTAGCCCCTGTTCCGGGTGTTGGTAATGGATGATAGACTAATATTGGATGTCCAGTTTGAACTAGGTAGGCGTGAGGAACAGCATCAACTCCATCGCCATAAGGCAAAGCAGCAGCTTGCCAGTGATTAGCAGTGATAGTATAAGCAACATCACCAGTATTAGCCTGTGTCCTAATAGTCTTATTAGTTAAGGTAGTCGTGCCAGTAAATAGTTTATTGTTACCTGCACTAATTAAAGTAGTAGATGCAGCGTCTACAACCTCAAACATAAACTCTACATTGTTAGAGCCTAAGTCACCATTAGAAGCATTGACAGGAACCCAGCCTCTACGGGAACCGATCCTACCATATCTATCAATGATGCAGTTATAAGCCTCTAAAGCAAACCCACTAGACAGGGATATGCTAGACTCTTGGAGGTTTAATCCAAAGAAGCCCGGAGCTGCTATCGAAGCTGCCTGTTGTTGTTGTGCCATTAGACTGCGTTCCAGTTAAGTTCATCAGGATAACGATTACCTTCTGTAGAAATGTGGTCTGCCAAAGAAGTCTGGTATAAACCATAAGCCTCTGAGCTAGACATACCACCGTCTTCTCCACGCTCTGCCAAAGCCTTAGCATATGCCAAGAAAATGACAGGTTCAGCAGGCACTAGGATTTCATCTATATCATACTGAAGAGGATCTTGAGGCTGTATGATATTAAATCTAATGACATATACCCCGTCTGGGATAGGATACAAATCTACTTGAGTATCACCAGCAGGATCAACACCGTTAAAGTTATAGTAACGAGGAGGACCAGTTTGAATAGATTGATTTAAGAATAGATCATCCATCTCATTGCTAGATTTATATTCTAAGAACCAGTCACTTGTATCGTTAATAATACTCAAAGTTCTAAATCGAGTGCCAGCTCCAACTAACACACCGTTGAACAAGTTAGCTACAGTGTTCATAGTCAGTGTATTTGTTAGCGCATTCCAGTTATAGGCATCTTCTACCTGTCTTTGTGCGTCTTGTACATACTTTCCAATAAGTTTTGAGTAAGCAGTGTCATTAACTGATGTAACCTCTGGCTCACGCAAGCGGATTAGTACATCATTAACAATCTGTAAGTAAGATTTTCTAGCCATTTAACAGTCCCACTTTCTTAGTGCTAGTGCTTTGCGAGTAGGTCTTCCCTTTTCATCTTTCATAGGCCCCGGCACACCACTCATACGAGCGCAGAAGGATTTTCTACGCCCTGCCTTCTTAGGAGACTTAGCAGCCTCTTTAGCGGACACTGGAGGTTTTAGGTTAGCGCCTTCCTTGTTCTTAAAGTATGCTCTACCTTTGGCGTTTAAACCACCTTCTGGATTCTGATATACCTTCTTTACCATTATTTCTTCGCAGTCTTCTTAGCTTTCTTCTTAGACATACCAGTCATGGCTAGGCCAACAGCTACTGCCTGCTTCTGCGGCATTCCTTCTTTACGAAGCTTACTGATCTTAGCCGATGCTGCCGCTTGTTTGCCCTTCTTAGTGTAAGGGTATTTCTTTCCGTCTACCATTGGCATACTATTCTCCTTAGAATTGGAATTGGACTGCTGTTTCAGGAATAAACTCTACTGTTGCTACATAAGTTACTGTATTGGTAGTTGAGTTTTGTACTCGAATCTCATCGCCTGCCTGCATTACTACTTCTGTGTTACCATCTAATATAATAAACTCACCAGCACCTAAGTTCTTACCACCAACAATAAAGTACTCAGTGTTTGTAGAGACATCGTACCAGTAGACCTTTGGAGTATCGTTACCAGTAAGACTAATAATATACATTAACTGCCAAAGACCAGTATTCTTGGTAGGAACCGTAAGGATAGTTTCCTTAGTAGTGGTGGTCTTGGTTGTAACAGCGGATACTTTTCTACTCATATTAACCTACTTTAAGAACTAAGCTTAGTAACAGAATTACGATGAAACCAGTAGTTCCCAGCAGGATCTGTTCTAGCCTCTTTAGCCTAGCATTGATGCCTGCATAGCGTTCAGCGCACACTGCTTCATGGGTGTCAAGTTGTCCTTTAACTTGGTCTATTGATGACATTATTCACCCCAGTTCTGGTTGCTAACCACCGCAATCAGTGCTTCTACATCTGCACAGGCAGTGATAGCAGCTTCTAGCCTGTCACACTCAGCAACGATAGCGGCTCTCTTCGTAGCCACTGCAGCAGGCACATCGATGTTTCTCTCAGCCTTCCTGACAATCATCCAGTCAGTCTGTGCCAACAGCTTACCAGCCGTGTCCTTGACCTGTGCAGTCCAGTCAGACTTCATTCCCTTTTGAGTATACGGAGTACCTTCATCTGGAGTAACTTGAATATCATCTAACTGCTTAGGATTGCCTACGCCCCAATAGAACCGCTGGTCATACTGCTCTGGGTCTGCTACCTCTACCACGCCTAACTGCTCACGCAGGGCAGGGTCACGCAGGT